CCGTGCGAGCACCTCCGGCCCGAGCCTGCTCCGGTCACTCGGTGAGCATCCGAGGGCCGAGAGCCACGTGGTGAGCCGGACCTCGGCCTCGTTGAGTTGCCTCACGAGCGGATGAGTGAGCGTCTGTCCGTTCGGGGCTACGTACGTGGTCGAACCGAGCCGGTCGAGTTCGGCCCGAATAAGGCTCCACTCCTCGACCTTGGCGGCCACCATTGAGACGAGCACTCCGTCACCACGAGCCGAGTCGAGGTACGGGATGGAGCGCCAGAGGTGCGACCACGCTCGAAGGCCAACCGGCCCGAGGACCGTGAACGGAGGCAGAGGAGGGAGGTCGTCGTCGAGCACCGGTGAGGGAGTTTCGGGACTCTTAGCGGCCTTCCGCCGAGGCTTAGGAGGTCGGCCGTTCGGTCGGCCGGTGCGAACGTACGTCACCGAATAAGGCTAGTTTCGGACTGTTCTCCCTGTCTAGGGAGTGGCCCTAGAGGGTTTCCGTAGAGGCCTCCCTCACGCACGGCACAGGTACGTGAGGTCGGCATCTCCCGAGTTGGAGGCCACCCTCGGGGACTGCCACGCCACCCCATAGCCGAGCACGAGAACACTCTCGAGGCCGCATGGAGCACCGACGACGGCCGCCTCCACGTCTCGCTCGAGCACCGACGAACACTCCCCGACCGAAACCGTTTTTAGTTTCGCATCAGTCGAAGCCCCCTCGCCCATCTGTCTCTATCTCCCCGAGGTAATGGTCGGAACGGAACGGAAACGGCCGAACTCTCGGGGATTTGGGCCGGGGAGATAATCACGGGGACTACGTCGGGGTAGTCGGAGCCGTGAGGAAAAAACGGCTCGGCCTTCGGGAGAGATACGAAACGAAACTTCCGGGGACTTCGTTTGTTCCGTGAGAAAAACCGGCTACCGAACTACCGACCTCTCTAGAGGGAGAGGTCGGTTGGTAGGTACTCGGCGTTACCGTCGGTAGTTGGTCGGTAGGTTCTCGGTAGCGGTAGAGCATCTCGGAGAGCCTTATGGCGTAACGGTTTCAGAGTTCGAGCACGGTCGAACCTCGCTCGGTAGGTGGCCAACCGGAACGGTCGTCGGCAGTCAGAGAGGCCGAAACCTACCGACGGTAGGTCGAGCGGCCGTTTTCTCTAGGCCGGAGGGTTCGGCGAGTTGTAGTCGGCATCCGAAACGCCTCCGAATACCGTCTCGAGCCGGTGAACCGGCTCGGTGAACAGATACGGAAACTCCGTGAGTGCTCCGGTTGGGAGTCCGGCTAACGCTCGAAGGTATCGCCGATAGCGCTCGTGGAGGGCCGAGAGGAACTCGTCGAGCATGGCCGAGAGTGAACCGTCACCGTCTCTGGCCGCCTCGAGTGCGATACGTCGGAACCGGTAGAGGTGGCACTTGGGACTCATGGAGAGTGAACCGGCTACGAGGCCCGTCTCCATCAGTCGTTCCGTCTCCTCGAGGTTTCCACGTACGGCCTTGAGGTACTCGGCCTCGAGGTGAGGTAGTCGGCCTTGAGCGTCACCGAGTCTGGCCGCCTCGCTCCGTTTCGTTTCGTCGAGCGTGAGCATCTCGAGCCGGAGCGCCTCTATCTCTCGACGGAGCACTTCGATTTTCATCCACGTTTCGACCGGTGCGGTCGTCTCGTAGCGCTCGAGGAGTTCTACGACGATGTTTCGAGCGGCGACGTGGAGACGAGGAAACTCATCAGAGAAACACTCCCCGAGCACGAACCGTTGAGCGAGCCGAGCCATCTCTCCGGCCGTTCCGTAATCGTGAGGGCCTTCGGGTTCTATTGGTGAGTCGTTGCGTATCCGCTCGGACTCGGCGAGGAGGGAGTTCTCTATCTGCTCTACGAGTTCGGCGTGAAGTGTTGAGAGCATCCACGAGGCGTGAACGAACGTCGCTCGGTTCTCGTGGACTTGGAAACCTCTCGAGACGGCCTCCTCCTCGTACTTTCGGAGTTCGTCGAACCGTCGTGAGAGCCACTCGAGTTCGTTCGTGGCCACTAGAACGCATCCTCTCCGAGCGCATCCTCGACGGCCGCTCGAACCTCTCTCGTTTGTACCGACTCGGCCACTCCCCGACCGGCCTCGGTGAGCCAATACGACGAGTTCGAGTTGCGGCCCGTGAACGGACTCTCGTTCGTTATGTAGAGGAGGCCGAGGAGGTCGCCGAGAACTGCTCCGGCCGTCGAACGTTTCACTCCGAGGAGTTTCTCCACGTCGGTTCGTTTGAGGCCTTCGGGGAGTTTCGACGTGGTGAGCATCTCCACGAGCACCTCCTCGTTCCGGCTCTTGAGTGGAGTCGTCGAGGACTCGGTTTCGGTTGCCACCGGTACGGTTCGCATCACGGCCGGTAGTCCGAGTTCGAGTGCCTCGAGACGGTCCTCATCGGTCGGGTCGAGCGTGACGAGGTTCAGTCGGTAGGCCCGTTCTCCTCCATCCGGTGCGGCCCTCATCTTGACGAGTCGAGCCTTGAGGTTCGGAGACGAGGCCTCTTTCGAGACTTCGACCTCTGTCTCCATCGAGGCTCCGAGAGACGAGTGGCCACGTTGCCCTCGGTCGAGTGCTTTTCCGGCATGGTGAACGATGGCAACCGTCGAACCGGTGGCACGTCGTAGGGCCTGTAGCGCATCTATCGCCACGCCCATTTCCTTTCCGGAGATTTCGTCGAGGCCGACCGTCGCCGTTTGGAACGTGTCGAGCACGATGAGGCCACCGGTCGGTAGTCCGGTTTCGGTGAACTTCCGTCGCACGAGTTCGGCGAATACTTCCATCTCGTCACCTTCGACGAGTTGCGGAGCCGGTTCGAGGTGAGCCGAGTAGAACGTGGCCGGAGCCTCCGTCTTGTGGAACTCTTGCCACGCCTCGAGACGTTCGACGAACGACGACGAACCTTCACCGACGAGATAGAGCACCGGCCGAGGCCGGAGTCTCTGGCCGTGCCACTCTCCACCTCTGGCGAGTTCGAGACTCATCGCCATTGAGTAGTGCGTCTTGCCTTGGCCTTTCTGGCCGTAGATAGCGGCGATGGAGTTCTCGAGGAGTAGTCCTCGGATGAGCCACGTCGGCCGAGGTAGAGCACCGAGAGGTTCTCCTCCTCGGAACGTGCGGCCCTCGTAGCGCTCGAGGAGGAGTTCCTTTCTCGTCGGTTCCGGCATGAGTTCGCCGACCTCTGCTCCACCGGTTACTACGGATAGAGCGGCCGGTTTCACTCGGCTAGTCGTTGGGGTAGTCGGAGGTTTCGTGGTCATGAGGCCACCTCCTCGACGACGTAGGAGCCTTGGAACGTGGCGAGCACGTAGGCCACGAGTTCGGCCTCGTCGGCTACTCGTCGAGTAGTCGTCGGTTCCGAGAGGTGCGGCCGATAGAGCCACTCCCCGACCTTTTCGAGTCCGAGCCTTCGTGCGGCCTCGGTGAGGTCGTTATCGGTGGCCGGTGGCCGTACCCGTACGACGGAACGCTTGAGGGCCTTCACCACGTCGAGAGCGGCCTTGTCGCCTGTCCCGTTTTCGTCATGGTCGAACGCCACCACGACCTCGAGGCCACGAACGAGCGGCTCGAGTCCCGAGAGGTTTTTCGCTCCGACTATCCCGAGCACGGCCCATTTCTCGGCCCCGACGGCCTCGAGTGCGAGCGTGGCCGTCACGTAGTCGGCCGGACCTTCGACGAGTACGACGGCCTCGAGGTCGTCACGCTCGAGCGTTTCGACTCCGTAGAACGTGAGGCTCGCTCCGGCCTTGCTCCAATACTTCGGCCGGTCACTTGTCTCGGGGAGACGGAGGTCGAGTCGGAGTTGCCATGAGACGAGTTCGAGTTTTCCGTTCACGTACCCGTAGAGCGGATGGAGCACTCGAGGGCCTCGGTACTCGACGGCCGCAAGGCCGAACCGTTCGACGGTCGAGAGCGGCCATCCTCGGGCCGTGACGTAATGCTCGAGGAGTTCTCGAGCGTTCGGTTCCGCCATCCGACGGAGGTCGTCGGTGACGACTCGGAGAACTCTCGTCGGTTCCGGTTTCGTAACTCGTGGAGCACGAGTAGCCGGTCGGCTAGTCGTGAACGATACGCCGAGGGAGTGACGGAGTTTCTCTATCGCTTGACGCTTGGAGAGGCCTTCGACGGCCTCCACGAGGTCGAGGTAGTCACCACCGGTTCCGCATCCGAAACACTTCCACCGTGCTCGGCCTTGATAGGTCGAGACGTGGAGCGATGGCGTGGAGTCGTTATGAGTCGGCAGTACGCACCGGAACGCTCGAGAGCGCCCGTTCGTGGAACCTCCGTAGGACTCGAGGAGCCGACGAAGGTCGTCGGCAGTAACTCGAGCGAGGAGTTCGCCGAGGTCGTTTTGGGGATGGGTCGAGCCTCGGTTCTTGCCGAGGCCTCGAAGTGAGGGTAGAGTTTTCATCAGTAGTTGGAGAGAGGCTCGGAACGGTTAGGACTTGGCGGTTCGCCGGACCGGCCTCTTTTCTTTTCACCTCATTTCGGAGTGAGTGCCTTTCGGCCCGAGACTCTCGAGGTGGCCCGACGAGTTGAGAAACTCGGAGCCACGTTCGGCGAGTTGGAACCTTGGTGGATGGAGAGAACCGGCTCGAGAGTCGGTGGACCTTCACTCGAGAACGTCAGAGCATCGAACGCCACTCCTCCACTCGTCGGAGCATCCTTCAGAGTGGAACGTCGAGCACGTACGAGGAGGCCGAGGAGGAACGCCACGAGTCGAGCCTTGCGAGCCTTCTCACGAACGTAGGGACTCTTGGCGATGGCCCTACTCGCACGAGCGAGAGTTTCCGAGAGTTGTTTCACGTGGAGTTGGAGCGGTCGTAGAGCGGCCTCGAACTGCCGAGTTAGTGCGGCCGTGCTCGCACTCATTGAGTCGAACGCCATCGTCGCCGGTGACGTGAACGAGTGAGCGGCCGAAGTGTTCACGAGGCCTTTTTCCTACGGTTTTTCGGCATCGAGAGATAGTCCTCGAGCGCCATCCGAACGAGTGCGGTTTTCGGTTCGTTGCGACGTTGCGCTATCTCCTCGAGGTCGGCGACGAGTTCGCTCGGCACTCGCACGGAGACGAGTTTCATCGGTGAGAGGTCAGAGCCACGACGACGTGGAACTCTGCTCGTTGCCGAACCGTTGCGACGTGTTGCCATCGTTGGAGAACCTTTCAGTCGTTGTGATTATCCATCGTAGCACGTCGGCGTAATACGGTAGGAGCACTACCCCGTTCTAGCCGGATAGTTCTCCTATTCATTTACGTTCGGGATTTTCGGAGTTTTTACGACTGTTGGGCCTTTAGCGGTTTTCTCAATAGTTCTCGGGCCACGTCATCGGCGACGACGTGAACGACTCCCCGTCGAGTAGTCGTTGTAGTTTTCTCGGCTACTCATGCGGATAGTCGAGCGGTTAGTCGTTCGACTACTCGGAGGGTTTCTCGCCCTTGAGCGCCTCGAGAGCGGCCTTTTTCTCGGCCTCTGTTGGCCGTTTTCTCCGTACTCTCTGCCACCACGAGGAGCCGGTTCCGAGCGCCAGAGGGAGCCGTAGGAGGGCCTGCTCGAGGAGATACGACTCTCGAGCCTTGGCCTCGGCTAACGCCTTGGCCTTGTCGAGTTCGGTCCTCAGTCCCTCGAGGTTCGCTCGGGCCGTTGAGGCCGCCTCCTCTGCCCTACCGGTGGCCTCTGCCGAGGCCTTGACGGCCGTCTGAGCGGCCTCTAGTTCGGCCTGTAGGGCCGTGAGACGAGCCTCTAGAGCGTCTTTCTCGGCCTTGAGGGCCTCGACCTCCTCCGACGACGTAGGAGCCTTGAGCACGTACCCTCGGGCCTCCATAGAGGCACGTGGCACGAAGTACCCGAGGCCGGTTGGAGTTGGCCGGTGGCCTACCCCGTCGAGACGGCCCTCCCCGACGAGCCGTCGTACCTGTTGAGTTGAGAGGCCGAACAGTCGAGCGGTTTCGGCGATGGAGTACGCCTCGACCTCCTCGGCTACGAGCGGTAGGTCGGCCGGACTCTGCTTGGGTTTCTTACTCATCGGTGAGCCTTTCGGAACGGTTAGAACTTGGCGGTTCGACTCTGTTCTAGTTCACGTCACGGCTACCCGTGCGGATAGTCGAACGGCTACCCGTACGAGTCACGTTCCGAGAGCACGACTACCCGTCGGAGTAATCGTGCGGCTAGTCGTCAGATTTTCACGAACCTTGACGGCTAGTCGGTCGAGTAGTCGAGAGAGTAGTCGTCGTTTTTCGGGTTCTCTTGACGGCTAGTCGGTGGAGTAGTCGTACGACTACTCGAGGAGTGAGAGTGCGCTCGAACCGTTGCTACGCCTCGACGACGGCAGTCGGGGAGAGGAGTCGAGAGTGCGCTCCCATTATTCGATAGCGCTCCGGAGAACAAGTACGCCTATTTGAGTTGGCCTATTCGAGTTGGCCCATTTTCGTTCGGGTATCCGGTCGGGGAGTGGCCGGCTAGGAGAGGGCCTCACCGAGCACGTATGCGGCCGAACCGTCGAGTTCCTCGACGTGAACATAACGGAGCGTGGTCGAGAGGTCAGAGTGGCCGAGCATCAGTCGCACCCGTTCCACGTCGGCTCCGGCCTTGTTGGCGAGCGTGGCGGCCGAGTGGCGTAGGGCATGAGGCACGAGACGGAACTCGAGTCCGGCTCTCCGGCCGAGCGTTTCGAGCCACTTCGAGGCCTGTTTCCGGTTCACCGGTTGGCCGTCATCGGTGCGAACGATAAGGCCGTCGTCGGCCGTTGCGGCCTTGAGGGCCGGCTCGAGGAGCCGGTAGGCGAGTGGCGACAGAGGCACGGTTCGCACCTTGTCACCCTTGCCGAGCACGTTCACGACTCTGTGGCCGTCACGACTGCCGAGGTTTTCGGCCGTCACCGTGAGGGCCTCCGAGATACGTAGCCCGAGGCCGAGACAGAGGCCTACGACTGCTCGACGGTTGGCCGGAGCATTGAGGGCCACCTCCACGAGAGTTCGAGCCTGCTCTTTCGAGAGGGAGTCCCGAGTGGACTTCCGAGGTGCTCGTGGTCGCTTGACTCGTGCCACCGGTGAAACGACGAGACGGCCCTCGTCGAGTGCGTACTCATAGAACGATGAGACGGCCGCTAGTTTCCGAGCCTTCGTGGCCGGTGAGTAGGGCCGACCGGTACGGTTCGGGCCTTGACGTTGCTCTCGGTAGCCGTCGAGAAACCGTGCGTACTCGTCGAGGTCCCGACGGCCGAGATAGGCCACGTTCCACGCATCTCTCGACTCGTTGAGCCATCCGAGGAACTGCTCGAAGTCTCGCCGATAGGCCTCTTGAGTGTTCGAGGACCGGAACGAGTCGAGCCACGCCTCGACGAACGAGAGGAGTTCCGGCCGTGACGAGAAACCGACTCGGCTCGAGTCATGCTCGAGCGTGGAGGTGACGTGAACGAGTGCGGCCGAGGTAAGTCCGGCACGACTAGCCGAGCGGCTACCCGTGCGAGTAGTCGAGCGATAGGCCATCTCTCCTCCTAGTTCCGATAACATAGATTATGCTACCACGAAGGGAGGGAGGGTAGAGGGACTAGTTGAGGGCCTCCGACCGGCCTTGCCGAGCGAGGTTTCGCATCCGGTAGGCCGTGAGTTCGTCGGTAGTACCCCGTGCGAGCACCTCCGGCCCGAGCCTGCTCCGGTCACTCGGTGAGCATCCGAGGGCCGAGAGCCACGTGGTGAGCCGGACCTCGGCCTCGTTGAGTTGCCTCACGAGCGGATGAGTGAGCGTCTG